ATCCTTTAGCATCTGTTACGTTTCCGCCTTGCGTATATTTCCCTATCCCTGTCCGATGCGTTCCATAATCTTTTTCATCGAATATTGGTACAGGCGCAATTGGGTCTTTGCCCTCTCCTACCGTGACAAGTTCTTTCCGCTTCGGGTCGCCCCCCCTACCAGTACCTACGGTCTTATACCAAGTCCCCCTAGCCCCTCCCTTTTTACCTTTCATATCCCGCGGAATCATATCATGTGTGGGAAGTCCCTCTTCAATGGCTTCTTCCAATTTTCTATCGGTTAAATTATAATAACTCTCACCGGCCTTGGGGTTAGGTGAGGTTAGATTCCAGGAGAACAGCGTCTCTCTCGAATGTTTATCAAAATCACTTATATCCAACGAGTTATAATCTCTAAACCTTGTGCCTTCCCCAAAAATATTTGTCACCATCGAGGACAGTAAATAAGGTATTGAACGACCAGCTGGGTCAACCTTGAGCCTCACTACTCCTTGTTTGCCATCCGGAAAATCTAAATTCACATCATAATAAGCCATTAACTTGTCCTCGCTATTCCAATGTCAGCTAATCGCTGATCTATATCTGTTCTTGGGCCCGGCGCTCCGGGTGCACCGACCGGCGGTGCGTTAGGAGGCCCGGTAGGGGAGAACCCCTGTGCCTGCGACGACATCGCGCCGCCCGGAACCCCAAGGCTTTCAGGTGAACCACCACCGTTTGGAGGAGGTGCTCCGCCGTTTGGAGGAGGTGCTCCGCCAGCTCCCTGCATCATCTGCATCTGCATCTGCATCTGCTGGAACTGCATATCCATCGTGGCTTCCTGCTGCTGTTCCTGTTTCAAGGTCTTCCTTAGGAGGTCTACGTAGATAAGGGCTTTCTGTGCTTCGCCCGTCTGCATGAGACCTTCGATAAGCGTTATTAACATTGCCTTCGGCTCGGTGCTGTGTGCGTTCTGAGCCGCTATGGCGTTCTTAAACTGGTCAACGTCTTCTATCTGGAGTATGTTTTCCCATATCCATTCATCCGGTGCCAGCGGGTTCGGGCCTTCCCTCATCATCTGCGCCATGGTTATCTGCTGCGGATCATCCTGCGGCATCCTTACGCCGAACTTTACATCCAATGCGCCTCCGCCTTCTATGTCAGACGGCTTTATATCCTGATGAAAGAAGTTTGAAAGCTCATTATGCTTGCCCCGTACGGTCACGGTTGCAAAATCACCTGACTCATACTGCGTGGTAATGAGATTTGATATCTGTTTGTAGCACGCAGTTACCGCCTGAACCCTCGGTTCTATCTGATGGGCGGAGCCCTCCTGTAAAATCTTAGCGGCAAATCCTGAAATGGCAAACGGGAGTTCACCGTAGCTTACATTGGAGAGCCCGCCTCTCTGTAGTTCGCCGGACACCATGCTTACATACTCATTCGTATTGACCGGCATGGTAATCTCATCAAGTAACTGTATATCTGTACCCGCTGGAAGGGGAATCTCACTTCCGTCTTTCCATGGGTCTGAGTCAAGGGTGGTTGACCCGTCTGGAGAAATAATCTTGTAAGGTCTTCTTACCGCGCGTTGTATAAGTGTCTTGTACGCGCTCATTGAGAAGTTAAAATCCTCGAACAGCTTCCTGTTCTGAGCATATATGGATTCACCGTAATCCTTTGCGGTGTCATCGCCCGAAGTTTCATCCTGAAGCCACGGTGCCGGGCCGACTGCCCCTAAAAATACCGGCGCACATGGGTTTCCATCTATATCCGTTACGCCGTGGTCGGTTGATTTCTTTATTACCTGCGGGTCGCGGGAGTCCGCCACGATTATGTGCTCTGTCCTTGAATAATAGTCCCAAACATCTACTCCCCTGTCCTCCTGCTGCACGGATGCCTCGACATCTGCGGAGTAAACCGCCTTTATTGCTTCCTGGGAACGCCTTGTCTTGTGTGCAAGCCACACAATACCGTCATCATCGAGTTCATACGCTATGTGTAGCGGGTCAAACGGCATTATATCGACATAAGTACTGCCATCAGTACGCTTGTTCAGGACAGCGCGACCGCTGTACCACCCACGGAGAGTAATAAAGAAGGACAATTGCTCCCGGAGTGTCGGCTGGCCGAGCCTGGACATACGTTCGTCGGCTAAATTTAACGCGCCGATGACGAATTTTTCCTTTGCAACGCCGGATTCACGTGCATCATGTGCCGGTGCAAGGTGTACCCGTACCGCCATTGAAGCCTGTGAAAGATATGAAATGATTTTATCGGCAAGAATCCTCGGTGCGTTAGATGTGTAAGACTGGTATCCCTCACCAGCATCGAAATCGTTCATGCGGTACAGTCCGTAGTCCTCTTCCATCCTGGCTCTCCTTGTCGAAAAACCCGGAGTGTCATACCGCTCTTTAATCTGATCTATTAGCTTACCGGCTCGTTCTGTTCTTGCCATTTACCATCTCTTTATTGAAATAATTTTGCTTGAAAGTGAGGCTCTCGCATACCCGAAGTTTACCACAAGCCCGTAGGTTATTGCTTTGACTCCGTGGTTGAAAGCGTCACGCGGCGTACGACCTATTGTATTACCCTGGTTGTCAGTTTTCCAAGAATAAACGTGCACCTGGTCGTCAAAAGGGTTGGTTCCACCACCAAGTTCTGATATTACTCCGCGGCATCTTGGATTGAATGACATATATGGCTGTCCGTTCTCAGGATCAGATTTAAGAAAGGTGTTAAACCTTTCTATTCCGTCGGTTATCCCAACCTTCTGCGACTGCATATAAAGCCTCGCCTTGTGAAGCCACGTATCAACCGGCCTTGATTCGCCCGCGCTGTTTGCCGCTACGTCGATTACCCCGTGGGAAACATCCTTCCACCACGGTCTGGCCTGACATATCTCAACAATATCCTCGGTAGTCTTCTCCCTCTCGAACACTTCATCAAATACTATGACGCGGTTATTTATTATCTGTACCGCCATGACAGCATATGCCGACTGGGTTATCTGTGAATAACCTGGGTCTACCCACAGGTGTACGGGTTCGTCTTCAACGTACTCCGCTTCCTGGGTTATGTGAAGGTCAGTCCTAAACAAATTGTGTACAAGCCCCCTCGGCGGGGCGGGTTTCCCCGCAACCCTTTCATTAAACCAGTCCTCGGAATGAAGCGTCTCAAGGGATTTAATTTCCGGATCATCCCTGCCAAGGGGGTATACCCGTTTGTTTGTCCAGGAAGGCAGAGAGAAACTTACAGCACTATCGTCAGGATTGAAGTACTGCCATGCCTCCCATAGCGACGGGTACCAACCAAGGGAACTTTCAAATGTACCTTCAAGGAAAAGCCATCCTCTTTTTTCAGCAATACGACCACGCAGTCTCAGAAAACTCTCATGGTCTATCTGTGATGCTTCACAGGCAACAATCATCCGCGGGGCTTCCATGGCAAGAGACCTGTGGTCTTGGGCTGACTTTGTTTTTATAGTAAATGTCCCTGGCTCTTCCGTGCTTCCGCACGCCACTATCATCTGCCCAGGGTCTATCCTCTTTGAATGGCTTACAAGGAATCCCATCTGGCTAAGTATATCTATTAAATAATTCCACTCAGCTCTTGTCCGCTCATAGTCACGGGCAACCAGCCACACAATGTCCTTGTTCTCAAAAGTATCCAGCTTTGATATTACTGAAAGCGCACCAAGATAACTCTTTCCAGCGCGTTCACCACCTGCCACCAGCTTGATACGAGCCGGGTGATCTAATATCTCATCCTGTTCACGCCATGTTCCAACGTCAACCTGATTAAGTATGGCTTTTCTATCCGTTGCAAGCATAAATTACGTACTGGTAAAGATTGCACAACTACACCGGCGGATACAACCCAGAGTGACCTTTGACGAGGATGGAACTGCAGCCTGTCCCCGGATGTAACCCTGCCAGCACTATATAACGCTACACTTGTCCGGGCTGTCCTGTCAAGTTGCAAGGGGGAAAAACATTAGGGGGGACTATAGGGGGGTTAAGAAAAGGGGGTTCATCAAGTACATGACAACTACTTATTAAGTAGTTGTTGTCATGTACGTAATAAAGGGGCAAAAATTGTTCTGAAATGTATGGGGGTGGTATTCTTCTTTCTTTATCTATTTCCCCAAACCATACCCCCCTCTTACTATTAATATTATTATTTCTTTTACTATTATTATTTCTTCTTCTTCTTATTTGTTGTATGTCTGTGTGTCTGGGTCGCCCTCGGCAATTTTAGTGGATTTTTCCTCGCGTACGCGCGCGTTGGCACGCCTTACGCAGGAGCCTAGGGGTGCCTGCTCGACCCCCAATTTTTGGGGTTCCTACGGAAAAATACTCAACATTTAAAAAAATGGGTTCGGGGCCGCGGGGCGGTTGCCGGGCAAAACCCATTTTTATTAAATGGTGAGTAGTAAAGGAAAAAGCATGACTCAACTGACGCCGAACCCATACATCCGAGTGCCAGCAGATGCAGGCACCAGCGTAGCGAAAGCCCCAAAGTCCCAAGCCACACTCGATCGCCGCGCCGCTCGCAAGCGCAAGCGTGAGGCACAAGCCCGCGA